GTGAAGTGATTATTATTTGTTGTTAGGTGATTTATGTACATTAACAGACAGACTAATCGTAGTCGACTACATACTGACAACCGAGACCATAATCCTTAGCGAGTATGGCACTGAAACCGTCTGCAGCCACGTGTCTGTGACCTGCAGTACCAATTAAAATGCTCAGAAACTCAAGGGTATCAGTACCAATCCGATATCTTCTCGCTATGGAAGTAGGGTCCGCATGAAAAACGGCCCGAGAGTCGTCCTCATACGTATTGTAATCAGTGTGTAGTTTGTCTAACATCATCTTCGTGTACTTCTGGTTCGGGGTGAACTGCTGTAAGAGCAGGTCCCGCATATGAAAGTGACACCTTGGGTACATTCCAATGATGAATAGACGGACAAATTCAGCTGCCCGCTCGCTTACCGGACCGCGACCCGGTAAATCTCCCTTGCAAATCCCGATGGACCTGCACAAAACCCCGAGATTCAGCATTGCTCTCCATTTCCCATCCATGTCGAGGACGGGCGAATGTTTCAAAAACTGAATGTCCTCAGGGTATAAGCATTGGTCCAGCGAGATCCCATAACCCGCCGTTATCGCGGAATTAATGATGTTAAGCGGGGTGACTGCTTGCGAGCTGACAATTGATGTGAAAATTAGTATGTTTGCTAGGTTGTTGATGAATGTTGTGATGGTGGACCCGGAATAAAGGCGGGGGTCGAGTGGCCTTAACTTAACGGCCCTCTGTTTGCAGGTAACATCACGCACAATGATCGGCAACTTACATTGCGCAACCAGAGTGGCCATGTCCTCCTGCATGTGTGTGGGGGTGATGCGCATTAGAGCATCAAAAATGAATGGTCCGTGTGAAGCATCGCACCATTTGATATCAACATTATATACATAAACGTCGGCGCCAACCCGAACAGAGAGATTGGCGTCGTCAGAAAAAAAGACAAAATAATACTTACCTGGTGGATTCATGAGCTTTGCAAAAATGGACTCCAACTTAGTAGGCTCAGGAGTGGCCACGAACTCAAATACCCCGTTCTGAAAAGCGAACGGGGCTTGAGCCATAGCCTTCTTGAGTAAATACGTCAGCCGGAAGCCCTGAAGGGACGCGGCAACCCCCAGATCTCCGATCATCCTCGGATATTTACCTGGCTTGGCGACCTCGTCCTTCTTCATCTTGTACAAAACTTCGTGTAACCACAATGGAGTGGCGGCATTTAAGCCGTGGTGATTCCCTTCAAGGAGCTCGCGCCATGCGTCTATGCGCAAACGCCTCTTAGGGTGTGGATCAGCGTGATGTTCTTCCACCTCTGTTAGAAGGTAGATATATTCGCCGATACGTGACGTTAGCACACGCTGCATCCATGACAAGAAGGGAAAGCTCTTTATCACGAATGCCTGCTGTGCCATAAAATAAAAATTGTTTACTGCCAAACTACCCCTAGACGCGGTGAGCCGCCTAAGAGCCAGTCTGACATTGTGATTGGTGACGTCGAAAATTAGACCGTCATGAGCAACGGTCGGCCCGAAAACCGACCGATAGGTGGTTTTCGTTCGTTCGACATCATCAGGGAAAATAACCTCTCCGCCCACAAAGAACGGGTGGCCACCAACACAGACGAAAGAGTTATTATATATAAAACTTTTGTCTGCTGTGCATTTTGTTGGCCACCATTTGTATAGGGGTCGCTCCGTTTGTGCGTCACGGTAACCCCAGATTGTGAGTTTAAAGGCATCTGCGTGTGGTATGGATTATGCACCGGCATTGTGAGGAGCCCGATGAGGACTCGCATATTCACAATCCGATTCATTGTGTCCAAAAGGATCCGGGCCTGTGCCGGCATCCGAAGCTGAGCGCAATTTGGATGATTTTCGATGAATGCATTTACTGCTAGAGGCAGGTTTTGGTTGATGGTGTGGTCTGCTCGCACCGGCATAATACGTAGTAGACTCCTGTCGGCAAGAGCCTCATCTACGATGTCTTTAAAGACCACAGCCCTATACCTGTGAGGGTATATGGCACGGAAAACCTCGGAAATATACATTGCTGTAGTGTCAACGGAGGCAAAACCTACTTTAGCCAAAAGCCAGTGAGGAGTCAAGGCTTGCGGCCTTGAGTCTCGTAGCCTGTGCTGTATTTCAGTTATGACCCCGACGTTTTCGTGGTAGTCCCCTTGCGTATGTTTGTACTGTAGGACGGATGAAACCGCCCAGTCAACCCAACCCAGTCGCCTGGATTTTTGGGTCAACTCTAAATGATTACAGTAGATCCATACGTTCTCAACTTCTTCCTCCAATTCCTCTTCTTCATCTTTTTCATCCTCTTCACTCTCGACTTCATCTCCCTCATCCCCCTCATCACCCTCATCTTCATTCATGTCATCCTCGTCATCCCCATCAGAGGAGCGATTGTCGCGATCGCTCACCTCGGATAGGAGTGACTCTTCATCATCGGAGACGTGCTTGGCGATGGCATCGTTGTCTGGATGCTTCTCGTCTAGCTCGTCGCCACTCCCTTCATCCTCCTCATCTCCCTCCTCCTCTTCTTCCCTGTCCTCTTCCTGGACTTCATCATCAGAAGATTCCTCCTTCTCCTGGCTCCGGCTTGCACCGAAGTCGCTCTCCATGTAGATGTCTTCCACGTCTAACTCTGCCTGGTTTCGGAATGAATTGCTTCTGTCTCCCTCTAAAAGAGGGGTAGGGAGTGATCCCTTAAATTCCTGTGCCAGACGAGCTTCGGCGAGTATTTCATCTTCAAATCCCCCACAATAGTGGAGAGCACTTTCTCCGTTGTGACAATGAGGGGTGTCACAACGGAGGGGCAGGACTTCTTGACAAAAGAGCATAACAGAGGTCTTTCTTCCAGACTTCTTCTTCTGTTCGGCGAGCCTTCGAGCTGCGCCCTTCTTATGCTTCTTGTGCCAATGTCCCGCAATAAGACATGCCGCGTCAAATTTACATTCTTTAGCGTCGAATGACACTTCTGCCATTGTCTCGACGCCGTTGCGACAAGAGCAAGGACCTTCCCCCGGGTAACCCCGAGTTGAGTCGAAACGCTTGCCACCCTTCTTACGCCTGGATCGTTGCTCCGGGCGTACGGTTCTAGAACCTCGAACCTTCCCTCTTCCTCTGGTGCCGCGCCGCGGCAGTTCTAACCATCTTCCCTCACTGTCTTCAAAACAGACAGCGACTACGGGTCGATCATTCAATTTAACTTCATTTACACCCACTGCCGACATGACGTCGACGTGAGTGGTCGCGAATCCCTTCACGGCGTATCCTCCCCGCATACCCAAGGTAAGTGCGGAGGTTTGTAGACCGGTACGTGATGGGGTGGTAGTTTTCGAACTACCAAACGAATCCATGAGAATAGTAATGTGAGTGGTGATTTGCACATACAGGGTTTTACCCCCTTAAGCGCCCTACACTCCTGCTCCAGCTCGCCTAAGCCTAGCCTCATATGTCATCACATTCGAAAAACGCACCCGCGACAGATGCGTAAATAAGACGGACTGGTTTTGAGTTTCAACTGTCGACTACTGTGGTTAAGGAGTGGAATTAACGATCACCGAACGGAACGTTTTAGCGTGCGTCGCACGGCTGGTATCAAGTTTTGGCATACTTTGGAAGTCCCACCCTAGGAGGGAAATCAGACGACGGGTACCGCAATACTAGTCACAGCATGGACGATCTCGGGACGCTCCACAACAGTCTGAGTGATTGGCTCAGCCTCAAGACTGCTTAGATACGTGAACCCGGAACCGGATTGAATCTGTGGTTTAGTAAGGAGTATATCGTACGACACCCAAAGCTCTCCTACGACATAGGTGCTAGCCGCAGCCGGGGAATTAATCCCCAACAGTTCTAGTCGCCCTAAGTCATAGAGACGGGCATCGTACGTTAGAGTCGAGTCGTAGGTTAGTATGCCTTCGACCTTCGACTCCACGCCGAATGTGTTTCCCTGCCGAATAAACATCACTTTGAGTGGCG